TGGTACAACCCGAACCGGTTCCTCATCTACGTGTGGGTGCGCCGCCAATCCGCCGACATCGGCGCAGGTGTCACCACCTCGCTCGAGGCGCGTGCGGGTGATGAGTCGGCGTATGCGAGCCTGGGGGCTGGCGATCAGGGCACCGTCTACGGGTACGCCACGAACGAAACGCCCCAGCGTCTGCCGCTGCCGCTCGTGCTCGCCCACGAGATCTGCCGCCGCCTGGATGCCGCCCGTACCGACGCCACGATCCGTAGGATCGGCCCGGACGGAAAGTCACAGGTCAGTGTGGTCTACGACGAGCTAGGCACCCCGGTCGGCATCGACACCGTGATCGTCTCCATCCAACACGATGCGCACAAAGACCCCGAGGCGCTTGAACGCGAGGTGCGCACACTGATCGTTGCTCCCGCCATCGAGGCGCACCTGCCCGGTGCCACGCCCGAGCAGGTGCTGGTCAACCCGTCGGGACGGTTCGTCACCGGTGGGCCCACCGCTGACACTGGGCTGACCGGGCGCAAGCTCATGGTCGACACCTACGGTGGGCTCGGCCCGCATGGCGGTGGCGCCATCTCGGGTAAGGACCCCTCCAAGGTCGACCGGACGGGCGCATACATGGCGCGCCTGATCGCAAAGACCGTGGTGGATGCGCGCCTGGCCGAAGAATGCCACGTCGCTATCTCCTATGCGATTGGTAAGGCCGACCCGGTCGCGTTCCACATCGACACCTTCGGCACCGGTCAGCACCCGGACTGGCTGCTCACCGACGCCGCCCAGGCGATCTTCCCGCTGCGCCCGGCCGCGATCATCGAATGCCTCGGCCTTAGAGCCCCCATCTACGCGAAGCTTTCCACCTACGGGCACATGGGACATGGCCTGAGCGAGTGGGAATGGACGCTGCCGTTTACCGACAAGCTCACCACGGAGGTGACCCGCCGTGCTCATCAAGCAGCTACCCATCAGTGAGCTCAAGCCCGCCGACTACAACCCGCGTAAAGACCTGAAGCCCGGCGATGCGGACTACGAAAAACTCAAGCGCTCTTTGACCGAGTTCGGCTATGTCGAGCCGGTGATCTACAACCACACCACCGGCCACGTCGTCGGCGGCCACCAGCGCCTGAAAGTCCTCGCTGATCTTGGCCACACCGATGTTGACTGCGTGGTCGTCGAACTCGACGAGACCCGCGAGAAGGCCCTGAACGTCGCATTGAACAAGATCAGCGGCGACTGGGATGAATCCAAGCTGGCCCTGCTCATCGCCGACCTGGACGCGGCCGACTTTGATGCCGAGCTCACCGGCTTCGACGATGACGAAATCGCCCAGATGATTGGATCCCTCGACGAGGACGAGGTCACCGATGACGGCTTCGACCTCGCCGCCGCGCTCGAGGCCGCCTCCTTCGTCCAGCGCGGCGACATTTGGACTATCGGCAGGCACCGGCTGGTCTGCGGGGACGCTACCAACGCAAACGATGTCGCGATGCTCATGGACGGCAAGAGCGCGAACCTGGTGCTCACCGACCCGCCCTATAACGTCGCCTTCGAGTCCTCCGATGGGCTCACGATCAAGAACGACGAGATGAAGGCAGACTCGTTCTACGAGTTCCTGCTCGCCGCATTTACCAACATGGCGGGTGTTCTCGACAAGGGCGGCAGTGCGTATGTGTTCCACGCCGACACTGAAGGGCTGAACTTCCGCAAAGCTTTCATCGACGCCGGGTTCAAACTCTCCGGTTGCTGCATCTGGGTCAAAGACTCCCTCGTGCTGGGACGCTCTCCGTACCAGTGGCAGCACGAACCCGTGCTCTACGGGTGGAAGCAGGGTGCCAAGCACAAGTGGTTCGCTGATCGGAAACAGACTACGATCTGGAACTTCGCCAAGCCGCGTAAGAACTCCGACCACCCGACGAGCAAGCCGCTGGACCTGCTGGCCTATCCGATCCGCAACTCCACCCAGGCAAACGCGATCATCCTCGACACCTTCGCTGGCAGCGGTTCGACCCTGATGGCCGCCGAGCAGACCGACCGCATCGCCTACCTCATGGAGCTTGATGACAAGTACGCCTCGGTGATCCTGCGCCGCTACGCCGAGGCGACCGGGGACGCGGCCGGGATCACCTGCCAGCGCGACGGCACCCAATACGCCTACCTGGATCTGGTCAAACAGGTCGACCGCGACCGCGAATAAAACCCCGCAATTGCAGGGAAAACAGGGGCGTGAAAATGCCTGTTTGATGAGGGCAAAAACGACTGGATAAGCGGAACAACGTATGGCTGTATGTACATGACCGAAAGCACCCCCGCACCCGGGGGAACCGAGCGAAAAGGACTGGTCATGAGTGAATTACACATCGAAATCAGCGAGCTCATCGCAGCCGGAGTCAACGTCCACGACCCCGAGGAAACCCTGCGGGTTGCCACAGCACGCGGCTACCAGCTGGTGGTGCGCGTGATCGAGCACGACCCGGCGCGTTTCCTCAGCATGGTGGCCGCCTGGTTCGAGCAGGAGGTCGGGGCATGAGCATCCTTGCCTTCACCCCACGCAAAACGGGCAGGAAAAAGCTCGCCCAGCTTCTCGCCGATCACCTCGGCGTCAAGGCCACCTATCTGGGCACGCCCTCCTTTGCCTATCAGATCGCAGACGCCACGCTGGATCACAACTGGATCCTCTACCTGCCAGATGGTATCGAGGCGCAGGCCGTGCTCGAGGCCGCCCGCCAGGCAGGCTTTGCCACCGCCGACCCGGGTGAGGTGGCGTTGACGGTCACGATGCCCACCACCGGGTGGAGTGAGCGCACTCGCGCGAACCTCGAAGCGCTCCTGGCAGCCAAAGGGCCACTGATCGCCAAGGCCTTGGGCATCCCGGCCACACCCGTCGAGTTCAACGATGACCAGACGGTCTCGTTCCCGTGGTGTGAGTCGATTACGCCGGAGACGGCACGCGAGGCGGTGATCCCGCTTGTAGCCCGGCTCTGCCAACGCGCCCAGGAGGCAACCCGGATCCGATCCACACCGCCTGCACCGGGCAATGACAAGTACACGATGCGCTGCTTCCTGCTCTCCCTGGGCTTCATCGGCCCCGAACACAAGCAGGCACGCCGCATCCTGCTGGCAGGCCTCGAAGGAGACGCTGCCTGGCGCACCCCAGCAAGCAAGAAGGAGGACCGGCCATGGCTCCTGGCCAGCGGGTGCGCCTGATCGCCACCAGCGACCCGTACACCAGCCTGCGCCCCGGTGTGCTTGGCACCGTGGCGTTCGTCGACGACCTCGGCACCGTCCACGTCGACTGGGACACCGGATCGAACCTGGGGCTCATCCCGGGCGAGGACTCCTGGGAAACCCTGCCCTTACCAACGTTCAAAAAATAGCGGCTGATCTGGGCAAATACGACTGGATAAGTGCCCGCACCTATGGCTGTATGTACATGAAAAAAGAACACCACCTGAGGAAAGGACAACAGCCATGAACACCACCGAGAAGCTCACCACCGAAGCCCTGCAGATGCGCGTCGACTCCTACGGGGCGATCCTCGCACACGGCGACTACACGCTGGCCACCTTCGCGACCTGGACCAAGAAAGACGGCTACGGCAACAGCGCCCAGGTCTACCGCCTCACCGAAGCCCCGATCGACGGCTTCGGCCCGAACGCACGCGGCCGCAGCGAATGCGCCCTGGAGCTCATCGCCGAAGCCGACCACCTTTTCGCAGACGCCGGGCACGCCATCGCCTGGGCCCTGACCCAGATCTAACCCACACCCCACACAGACAAGGAGAACACGGACGATGGACGCCACCCGGAACCTGATCACCAACCACCTGGAGATCCCCGCCGACGCCGCCCCGCACGGCGAGATCCAGGCAGCCGCCGAGATCCCCTTCAACGTCCTCGACGAGCTCGCCGAGGAGGTCGGGGCCGAGAAGATCCCCATCCACACGCTCAGCCGCATCGGCTGGCACTACACCAAAGCCGACCAGATCATCGCCCTGGCCAGGCAGCGCGGCCTGTCCGATTGGCGCTACGGCGGCTTCGACACCGACCAGGTGGTCGCCAACTTCCGCGCCACCTACTGCTAACCCCTCGCACCGTCCCGACCCCCAAGGATCAGGACTGGCCCCACACTCTCCGTTTCGCCCCACACGGTTGGGGCTTCTCTTATGCCCCGAGGAAGGAGCTGCCGCCACGATGACGAGCACGTATCAGCCAACCCGGTTCATGGCCGACGGCTCCACCTACAACCAGCGCAAAGCGGATTTCGCTGTCGCATTCATTCAGGCGCTGCGCCACACGAAAGGCCGCTGGGCAGGCACACCCTTCACACTGCTGGGTTGGCAAGAACAGATCGTGCGCGACCTGTTCGGCACCATCAAACCCGACGGCTACCGCCAGTTCACCACCGCCTATGTGGAGATCCCCAAGAAGCAGGGCAAGTCCGAGCTGGCTGCCGCGATCGCGCTGCTGCTGACGTGCGGGGACGGGGAGCAAGCCGCCGAGGTCTACGGATGCGCGGCCGACCGGCAGCAAGCCAGCATCGTCTTCGAGGTCGCCGCCGACATGATCCGCCAATCACCAGCCCTATCGAAGCGGGTGAAAATCCTCAGCAGTCAGAAGCGCATCATCTACAAGCCGACCAACAGCTTCTACCAGGTGCTCTCGGCTGAGGCGTACTCCAAGCACGGGTTCAACATCTCCGGTGTCGTCTTTGACGAGCTGCACACCCAACCCAACCGGGCCCTGTTCGACGTGATGACCAAGGGCTCTGGTGATGCGCGCACCCAGCCGCTGTACTTCCTCATCACCACCGCAGGTACCGACACCCACAGCATCTGCTACGAGCAGCACCAGAAAGCTGAGGATATTCTCGCGGGCAAGAAACACGATCCCACCTTCTACCCGGTGATCTACGGCGCGGAGCTGGATGATGATTGGACCGACGAGGCCGTCTGGGCGAAAGCCAACCCCTCACTCGGGGTGACCGTTCCAATCGACAAGGTACGGGCAGCCTGTAATTCGGCTCGGCAGAATCCGGCTGAGGAGAACACGTTTAGGCAGCTGCGGCTTAATCAGTGGGTGAAACAGTCGGTGCGGTGGATGCCTATGCATATCTGGGACGCATGCGCGGACCCGGTAGACCTAGACGAGCTGGAGGGCAGACCTTGCTACGGCGGGCTGGACTTGGCCTCCACGACGGATATCACCGCGTTCGTGCTCGTCTTCCCGCCCTACGGGGAGGACGAGAAGTACCGGATCGTCCCGTGGTTCTGGATTCCCGAGGACAACCTCAAGCTGCGGGTGGCGCGTGATCACGTGCCCTACGACCTGTGGCACGCCCAGGACGCTTCACTTCGTAGAGAGCCACGGCATTACGTTTGAACTCTTCGGAGTACCTAGGCATGGCGGTAGATTACCTTTCTTCCCAACCCGACAGGGTTGGATATCAGGTGTCTACCCCACGGGGGTCAGATCCTTCTACGGTCAATCCTGCTTTCACAGCTTCCTCGGTCAGGATGAATTAGGGTAGCCTATCTTTGTCTGTGTGAGCGGCGTTGGTATGATCACGCCGTTCGAGCCCACACCGGTCACCGCGAGAAAGGCACGCCTATGCAGCCGATGCCCACCCGTGATGTGGTCGTGACTCCTGACGGTAGACGCTTAGCATCGATCAGCCTCGGCGAGGGGCCGCGTTTGGTCGTGTGTGAGGCTGGCCTGGGGATGAGCGCACACTACTGGATTCCGGTCATGCGCCACCTTGCGCCCCACTGCCGCGTGGTCGCCTATAACCGGGCGGGCATCGGCGACAGCGATCCGGATCCAGCTACGCGGAAACTGCAACGACTCGCTAACGACCTGGCGTGTGTCGTTAAAGCTCAATCTTACGAGTCTGTCGTCCTCGTCGGACATAGCTGGGGCGGTCCCATCGTACGTACTGCACAGGGCATGTCGGCGGGCCGCATCGAGCGCGTCGCAGGACTTGTGCTCGTCGATCCAAGCGATGAACACCTCTTGGATAAGTTCCACCCGCTGTCCTTGGCCCTGCAGCGCCTGAGTCTAGTGTCGCTTGCTCGGCTGCGGTTGCTTTCTGCGATGTACACCCCCATTCTCCGAGGGCTGCCGCCGGACGTGATGACACGAGTGCTTCAGGACTCTACGACCGTTTCAGCAGCACGTGCGGCCGCTGCCGAATTGCGATCGTTGCGTACTGGTCTCGCGCAGCTAGCAACCGACGATCAGCACTACGGCTCTCCCGTGACCGTGATCAGTGGCGCCCAAGCGATGGTCGGCGAGAGCGAAAAGATGCGTGCGGCAATCCGCAAGGCCCACCACTTATCTGCCGCTCGGACAGCAAGTGCCCAGCTCATCGTGGCACGTGATTCTGGTCACGCCATCCCGATTACGGAGCCGGAGGTGGTTGCTCGCGCGGCTCTCGCTCTCTTTGATCGGGACCACTTCGCAGCAGACCTCAACCGTTGAGCTCATCGCAACCTTGGAACGTCTATTACAGGAAGCACGAGCCGGCGTCCCTCATCGTCACATCGTGGCCACGGTGGACGCCACACTGGTATCCTCCGCTATCGTTCAGCCACCAGATATCCCGGGGCCAATGCCCCGAGGAAACATCTAATCTAACGGGCCTGGCCCACTCTAGGAGAGCTAATGAAGAAGGCAATTTGGCTTGCCGTGCTATACACCGCGGTGATGGGTGCAGGGAAGGCCTACGTCAAAAACGTCAAGGGCGTGGGGTACTCCGACCCTGGGTTCCTGGAACATTTTTCTGGATCCTGCTCGGGTTGGCGACGGCCACCGTACTTTACACCGTAGTGTTCCGTAACGACGCGACGATTCCTTTCAACCAGAATCGCCGTTGGGCAATGTACGCCGTCGTCATGGTTCCAATCATTGTATCGCTTCCACCGAATGCCCGGCCTCCCTTGCAGGAAGCCAGCATGCGGCCTACATGGCACGCGCCCAGTACTGGTACGACCGCATGAGCGGCACCAAGCCCGCCCCGACACCACCGGCAAAGCCCACACCGCCCGCACCCAAGCCCTCCGCCAACATCGACGCTCTGGCTGATGCGGTGATCCGAGGCGAGTACGGCAACGGCGACGAGCGCAAACGCCGACTGGAAAGCAACTACGCGGCCGTACAGAAGCGCGTCAACGAGAAGCTCGGCATCAGCTAACCCACGCGAAATCAACCCTTGGCCCCGTCATCACCTTCATCGAGGTGGTGGCGGGGCCTTTTCTGCGTTTGCGGAGCTGGTGTTTACCGCGTGTCTTCAAACGGGTCGATGACGGACTGCACTCCACAGCTCGGGCAGATGAACGCGACCTTGATGCCTTGACCTCCGCCTGCAATAAACGGGTCAGGGACACAATCTGAGCCGCATTCTGAACAGGTTCGGTACGACTGGTCGTCGAGAAATACCGGGAGTTCACCGTCGTCGTCAGTCATCTTCACCCGCCCCTTGCTCTGTCGCGGTTCACACGTCGATCGCTCCACATTTTGAATTGAGCAAAGAATTGCTGCCTTATCTGAATAGAGGCGCAGATCCCAGCCACGGGTGCGAACGCGGCAGGGAGCTTTGTTTCTGTTGTCCGGTTTCGTCTGGTGCAACCGGCGTATGGGCGACCACCTTTCGCCTCGTTGCCAGGAGGGCCTGCTCATGGCTCTGAACCAGACTGATCGCCATCACATCCAGATGATGCGCGCTGCAGGAGTTGCCTACTCTCGTATTGCCGCGCACCTGGATCTGAACGCCAACAGTGTCAAGACCTATTGTCTGCGACACGGCATCACCGTCGATCCTGCCGTTGAGCAGGTCACGGATCCAGTTGGAGTGTGGTGTTTGCACTGCTGCAAGCCAATCGAGCTCCGGCAAGGATCGAAGTTCTGTTCCACTGCCTGTCGACGAGCCTGGTGGGCCGCCCATCGCAGGGTGGTCACCGAGGAACTGGTGTGCGCGAACTGCCACCGACAGGTCACTGTTGCTCGCACTGGCCAGGTGAAACGCAAGTACTGCTGCCACCCGTGCTACGTCCAGCACCGCTTCAATACCCGTGGCGGTAAACGATGAACATGGCAGCCGAGCTGACGGCTCATCACCAGCTCACGCAGGTCAAGAAGCTTCTCGAACGCGGCATCCTCACCCCACGCGAAGCCATCACCGTGTGCCAGCGCCTCGACGCCCCAGATGCGCCGCTAGCCGCCCTACAAAGAGCCAGTTTCGTTGACTATCTCGAGGGTTTGAGTGATGTATGGATACAACCTGAAACCCTGTCTGACTAGGAGAAATACCTTGAAGAGAATGGAGCAAATCACCCCGCCACCGATCAGCACTTCTCCGCTTGTGAAAGTGGCAGCGTATGCCCGCATCAGCATGGAAACCGAGCGCACACCGCTGAGTTTGTCCACCCAAGTTTCCTACTACCAGCAACTCATTCACGACACTCCTGGCTGGACGTTCGCCGGAGTGTTCGCCGATTCTGGAATCTCTGGAACCACCACGCATCGCCCCCAGTTCCAAGAAATGCTGGCCCTTGCCCGGGAAGGGGCAATCGACCTGATCCTCACCAAGTCGATCTCGCGATTCGCTCGCAACACCGTCGACCTGCTCGAAACCGTTCGCGAGCTGAAAGACCTCGGGGTGGAGGTGCGATTCGAAAAGGAGAACATCTCCTCAACCAGCGCTGACGGCGAACTCATGCTCACCCTGCTGGCGTCTTTCGCGCAGGCAGAATCGGAGCAAATCAGCCAAAACGTGAAGTGGCGCATTTGGAAAGGCTTCGAAGAAGGCAAAGCGAACGGCTTCCACTTGTACGGTTACACCGACCCCGCTGACGGCACCGACGTGCAGATCATCGAAGAAGAAGCAGCCGTGGTGCGCTGGATCTTCGCCCAGTACATGAAGAAGACCTCGTGCGAAAAGATGGCCGCGCAGCTCATTGCCGAGGGCAGGGTTCCGCACCTGGCTGACAACAAGTTGCCCGGCGAATGGGTCCGTCACATCCTGAAGAACCCGCACTACACCGGCGACCTCCTGTTAGGGCGATGGTCCACGCCGGAGGGTAGGCCTGGACGAGCAGTGCGCAACACCGGCCAGTTGCCGCAATACCTGGTGGAAAACGCGATCCCCGCGATCATCGACCGCGACACCTTCACTGCTGTGCAAACCGAGATTGCACGCCGACGTGAACTCGGTGCCCGGGCGAACTGGTCCATAGAAACTGTGGCGTTGACGTCGAAGATCAAATGCGTGTCCTGCGATTGCTCGTTTGTGCGCAACGTACGCAATCCGAAAACCCAAAACTCGATCTCCACCGAGCACTGGATCTGCACCGAACGGAAGAAAGGCCGGAAAACCGGATGCGGCACCTGCGAGATCTCTGACACGGCACTCAAAGGCTTCATCGCCCGAGTCCTGGGTATCGATGCCTTCGACGAGGATGTGTTCAACGAGCGTATCGATCACATCGATGTGCAGGGAAAAGACCGCTACACGTTTCAGTACACCGATGGCACCAGCAGCTCGCACACGTGGCGACCAAACCTGAAGAAGAGCTCGTGGACCCCAGTAAGAAAAGCCGCCTGGGGTGAACTCGTGCGTGCCCGCTGGGCCGAAGCCAAAAGGCTCGGGTTGGACAACCCACGGCAAGCACCAACACCACCAGAAGCGCTGGCGAAGTACCGGGCCGTGGCCAAGGCAGAAGCTGAGCGCCTGCGCGCCGAGCGAGGCGAACGCTAAATGGCCCGCACCGTCACAGCAATCCCCGCCACCCGAGCTCTCCACACTGGTGCTCCACTTGGACAGACAACCCTGCGCAGGGTCGCCGGGTATGCCCGCGTGTCCACCGACCACGACGATCAGGTGACGTCCTACGAAGCCCAAGTCGACTACTACACTCGCTACATCAGCGACCACGCGGGCTGGCAGTTCGTGAAGGTCTATACCGATGAAGGTATCACCGGTACCTCAACTAAACACCGTGCTGGGTTCCAGCAGATGGTCACCGACGCGCTCGACGGCAAGATCGACCTGATCATCACCAAGAGTGTGTCCCGGTTCGCCCGCAACACCGTCGACTCGCTCACCACCGTTCGAGCCCTCAAAGACAAAGGCGTGGAGGTCTTCTTCGAGAAAGAAGGCATCTGGACCTTCGACGCCAAAGGCGAGCTCCTCATCACCATCATGAGCTCGCTGGCGCAAGAAGAAGCCCGCTCCATCTCAGAAAACGTCACCTGGGGGCACCGCAAACGCTTCGCCGACGGCAAGGTCACCGTCCCATATTCTCGGTTCCTCGGATACGACAAAGGCGAAGACGGCAGCCTCGTCATCAACCCCGAGCAAGCCAAACTCGTGCGCCGGATCTACAACATGTACTTAGGTGGCATGTCCATCGGAACGATCGCCCGCACCCTCACCGACGGACCAGAGACCTTCACCGCCGCAGGCAACAAGACCTGGTATTACCGATCCATACGAGCGATTCTCACCAACGAGAAATACAAGGGTGACGCTCTCCTGCAGAAGTCGTACGTCGCTGACTACCTGACGAAACGTCAAGTCATCAACCAAGGCGAAGTACCCCAGTACTACGTCACCGCCAGCCATGAGGCGATCATCAGCCCGGCAGTGTGGGACTTCGTCCAAGCCGAAATAGCTAAAGGGGCTAGAGATCAGCGAACCCAGCATCGCACCAGGCCCTTCTCATCGACCTTGGAGTGCAGCCAGTGCGGGCACTTCTTCGGCTCGAAAACCTGGCACGCGGGCAGTAAGTACGAAAAGGTCATCTGGCGGTGCGGCCACAAATACGCAGGCCAGGAAAAATGCGCCACCGGGCACATCAGCGATCAACGACTCAAGGACATGTTCCTTAAGGCCATTCGCCTTCGATTCGGCTCATCGACCGACACAGGTGTCAACCAAGCCGTTCTCGACGCCCTCGACACGAGTGACCTGGAGGTTGAGGCCGCCGGGCTTCTCGCTCAGATCAACGAGGTGGCCAAAAAGCTCCAATCGATGATCGCCCACAACGCACGAGTCGCTCAAGACCAGCAAACCTACGAGAAGGCGTTCAACGCTAGCCACGAACAGCACCAGGCGCTGTTAGCTGATCACGCTGCCGTGGTCGCCGAGATCCAGAACAAAAACAACCGACTGGCCGCCTACCACTATTACATGCAGGAGACCGCCAACCTTGATCTTGAACGCTTGGTCTTCAGCCCATACCTCTGCGTAGCTTTGCTCGATAAAGGCACCGTCGACGTCGACGGCAACGTCACCTTTCAATTTCGCGACGGCAGCACCCAAGTAGTCGCCATCAAGCAGTAACCCAGTATCCACATCTAAGCGCCTGCCAGAACCTGGTGGGCGCTCGCGTAGTCTTGGAGTGGTGGATTGCTTACAATTGAAAATTCTTCAGCAAGTTGAGGACTACGTGACGCCGTTCCAGGTGGTCGAGGGATTCGATGACCGCTGGTGGCACCGCATGGCTGGACGAGTCGGCGACGACACCCTGGGTGGCAAAGAGTACATCCAGTTTCTTGCCGATAGTGTGGAAGTCGGGCGCGCTGAGGCGACAGATTGGCCGCTCTCCGATAGCTATATCGGAGTTGACTCGACGGTGCCAACCAAAGAGATCTGGTTCTTTGAGATCCGCCATGACCTTCGCCGACAGCACTATGGGGCTGAGCTTGCAAGGCGTCTGATCAGCCACTACGCAGGTTACCCCTTGATCGCTTTCTCCGAAGGCGCTGACGAGTTTTGGGCAGGAATTGGCTGGCACTATTACCCGCGTAAAGACGGGGATCCCCATTACCGCAAGCTCTTCGTTTCCCGGAAGATCGGCCCATGACCCTCGCTCGCTGGAAGTGAACCAGTCAAGCGGCTAAATCGTAGTTGGCGCGCGTTTGTATCCGTTGTGACATGAAGGTTTCATAGATCTCCCGCGCCACATGGTCCTTCCCCAGGTCCGGGGCGTGCGCCAGCAGCAGAGTCACCATCAGGTCAATGACATCGCGCGGCGTGAAATGCTCACCCGCCGTCTCGTTCGACGCCTCCGCGAACTTCCGGATCAGCTCCTCGAAGATGTGCCCCATCTTCTCGTTCGAGACAACCTTCGGGTGCAGGTCCACCTTCGCGAAATGCTGAAGCACCTGCAGAAGCAGGTCATGCTGAGCCAGCTCGATGATGCGATCCTCGAACGCGTACTTCTCGAAGATCTCCCGCACGTTCTGACTGAACGAGTTCACGTAGTCCCGAAGGTTCTCCTCCAGGTTGTCCGGATCGCCCTGCAGCGACTTCAGATCATGCCGGGACCGGTTATGGAACGAGAAGTCATGGCCAGCGCGGGCACGCAGCATCGCCGCCGGCGGCTCCGGATCCCACTCGCCGTCACCCAGCACCTCCAGCACCTTCGCCTTCGTCGGCGCCAGTACCGAATCCAGACGCGACAGCACCGTGAACGGCAGGATCACATCCCCGTACTGGTGCTGCTTGTACGTGCCGCGGAGGATGTCCGCCGCGGACCAGATGAACTGCGCGTGATTGAACGACACGGGAAAGAGCTCGCTTCCTTGCGGTGACCAAGAGAAGGGGGCGTCAGGAATGCTTGCTCGTTCGCCCCGAAGGTACACCGCAAGGATAGGGGGTCCCCCGTCTTGCCGTGAGGGTTGCTGCCTGGTGTGCTATCAGTGAGCGGATGCTGTCGGTCACTGACATTCATTGGGATCTCAGTGAGATCGAACTCGGCTTCAGTGAGACGATGCGAGGTCTCAGTGAGGCCGCAGTCACTCTCACTGAGCTTTGAGAGCGCCTCACTGAGGAAAATCTTCTCTCAGTGACATAAGATGGAGCCATGGACACTGCACAGGTGCAGCAACGCGTCGACCGCGCACGCGCGCGCTCCTCTGATGACAGCGCTGTCGAGATCAAGGCATCTGCGAAAAACTTGCCCAAGAGCGTCTGGGAGTCCATCTCCGCATTCGCGAACACCAGCGGCGGCCTGATCGTCCTTGGGCTCAGCGAGGACGATGGTTTCACGCAGGCCGACGGTTTCGACCCCTCCAAGGTGGTCAATCAACTCCAAGCGGGGCTGGGAACCGAAGCGCCTAAGGTTCAGCCGGTGCCCAACTACGAGTTGGATGTCATTGACATTGACGGTGGTCAGACTACTGTCGTTGCAGTCCAGATCAGCCGCCTCGACGTGCATCAGGACCTGCCCGGTCCGTGCTTCGTCATCGATAAGGGAATTCAACGTGGCAGCTTTCGTCGCGAGCATGACAGCGACCGTCGACTGTCGCCCTACGAAATCCATCAGATCGGGGAGAGGTGGCAACGTCCAATCGTCGATCGGCAGGCGGTGACCGGGCGCGCCGTCGCCGACTTCGATGAAGAGGCAGTTGAGCGACTGATCAGCCGCCTGGAAAAAGAGAACTCGCGTGCCATCAGTGGAGTGTCAACCACTGCCGAACGCCTAGTAAGGCTCAATGCCGTTACCGCAGGTGGTGAGCCAACTATGGCCGGTTGGCTGACACTGGCCGGATATCCCCAGCAGGAGTTTCCGCAACTGTTCATTGACGTAGCGGTTCATCCGGGAGGAACGAAGTCGAGTGATGCCGAAGTTCGCACAGTAGATCGGCGAATCTGCGACGGACGGATCCCTGACATGATCTCCGACGCTGTTCAGGTCTGCCTGAGGCATCTGTCAGTCCGCACCACCATCGACGGTGTCGAGGGAAGAAATGAATACGAGATCCCCGAGGAAGTTCTGCGAGAGGCGTTCACCAACGCGGTCATGCATAGGGACTACAGCAGCGCCGTGCTCGGGCAACAGGTAGCTGTTGACCTTTTTCGCGACCGGATCGAGATCACCAACCCTGGAGGGCTCTGGGGTGATCGTACAGTCGAGAACATTGCCGACGGTCGATCCACCGCCCGCAACGAGGCCCTGGTGCAGCTCCTTATGCGCGTGCCCATGCGGTCAGGCGGAGTTGTCGCCGAGAACCTTGGGTCGGGTGTCCCACGTATGAACGCCGCCATGCGGGAACACGGGCTCCTCGAACCACAGTTCCGGGCAGAGCCCGGGTTGACCTCGGTGACTATCTTTCGGCATGGCTTCCATACAACCGAGTTCCGGAGTTGGCTCGGCACCCGTGAAACCGATGGATTAGGTCGCGACCATATCCGCCTCCTCGCCTATCTCTTCCGGAATGAGAAAGTGAGTGTTTCTGAAGCACGTCACGCACTGCACCTTGACTCCGATGATGTTCGCGTAGTCTTGAAGGATTTGGTGGCACGGGGGGCCGTATCCGAGCGGGAGCCGGGACTGTTCGGGATCAACGTCCGGGCCAGGGCTTCGCTGACCGTCACTGAGCAACTCGTGTTCGACGAGATGCATAGCGATCAACCCAGGACGATTGCCCAGCTGGCCCAAGCAACGGGTAAGACAGCGGTCCAGCTACGGCCCGTCCTTCGGTCCTTGGTGGAAAGTGGCCACATCGTAGCGACGGCTCCGCCAACGTCCCGTAACCGTGCATATTTGCGGGCTTGAGTCCGCCGCAGTTCGTCAGCGCGCCGAAGCGACCAGCGGTTTCACCATGAACAGGCACGGGTTGTCCTCGCCCCACAGGTCCGTCTCCTCCAGTGGCAGGAACCCGATCTTCTCGTAGAAGCGGCGGGTCTTTGCGTAGCCTTCGTCGGGGTGCGACGCGCCGAGCGTCTTCACCTCCAGCAGCGCCACGCCCCGCTCCCGGGCGTCGACCTCGATCGCGGCCATCAGCGCGGTGCCGACGCCGCACCCCAGGTGGTCCCGGTCCACCGCCATGAAGTGCACCTCTGCGACATGCTCGAAGTGGCGGTCGATGAGGGCCACGCCGATGACGGCCCCGTCGGCCCGCACCGTCCACGTCTCCTTGGTCTCGGCGGCGTCGATGTACTCCTGGTTCGCGTCGGGCAGGCCGAACCATTCCGGCAGGGTGGCGATGATCCGCCGAACATCGTCGGGGACGGGCCGGCTGCGCTGCGCAGTCCACTGGGGCATGCGGGGCTCCTTCGTCGAGGGTGGTCCTGTTGATCGTGAGGCCCCGTCGGCCGGGAGGCAACTGATTTTCGGGGGCCGACGGATGCACGCCCGCAATGGCCGATGCGGACTGTGCGCGGGCGGTAAGATCACCTCGGAAGATTTCAAGAAATGGCACCAAGATCCCGACCACTATGTGGTTGAGGATCCGGGCCGGAATCGGAGTCATGGTGATGACAATGTGGAGAATCCGGAGTGAGCGACGAGTTTGAGAATTGGTCGCCGTTCATGGCTGGTCGCTATTGGACCTTTGAAAAGGTGATGGATGCTCTTCGGGCGAATCCGGATCCTGTGGAGCCGGACGGTTGGACGGATTTCCTTTTCGACAGTCTCTCGAACAAGGCCGTTGAGGATCGTGTGGCGATGGCGACCATGATCCTGGATCACGGTGCTGATCCCTCCGTCATTTCGAGGGACGGTGACCGGATCAATTGTTTGCATGTGCTGTTCACGTCCGGTAGCCGGGTGCATGATCCGGCGTTAGAGGCCCCATTGTTGGAACGCCTGCTCGACGGCGGGGCCAGCATGACGCTGCGGTCGCCACGGTTCGGGACGCCTTTCGAGATGATGACGAAGGTCGTTGCGGCAGAGGAATTGCTGTATCCATTCTATGATGTGGTGTTCGCTCGTCCCGATATTGATATGGGTGTGGTGATCGATCCGCCGACGGGAAAGACTCTGGCGCAGAAGCTTCTATCGCCCTTGCGACGGGGTCGGGGACGGATGGAATGCGCCCGGCGTGCGCAGGACTACATCAAGAAGCACGGTCTGCAGGAAGCAGCCGGCGTGAGCGATGAGGACCTGGAAAGGACGCTCAATGAGTGAACCCGTCGAATCCAACTCCAGTGCTGGTGCGTGCGTCCCGCCGAAGTTCCGGGCCTGACACGACGCCGCTGACCCCGTCGGCCTGCGCCTGCTCTCGCCGCCCGGCCGGTCCCCGTCGGCCAGGTCCGGGCCGCCACGAGCCCGGACCACGTGACCTCGGGGTGACAGGCGGGTTGCAATCCGATCACGGCGCCGGCCCCGCGCCCGGATCCGCGGCACCTGCCGCGCCGTCCGCCCGCAACGGTGTGCGCGCAGCGAACTGGGCGGCCGTGATCATCGCCTACATCGTCCTGTTCATCGTGGTCGTCGCTCTCGGCACCCACGTCATCAAGGACCGCGCCGAGCACTGACCCCGTCGGCCGGGTGAGCTCACCCCGCCCACCCGACCCGCCCACGCTCGGCGGGCGTATAGCGGCACCCCGTTGTCTATATCGACCTGGTGTGCCGCTATACGCCAATGCTCGCCCTCCCGCTCCGGCCCGGCCGGACGTGGGCGCCCCTCGGCCGCCACCCGCGCAGCCGTTGGGCCCCTTCAGGCGCCTCCAGAAGCCCCGCGGCCGTCCCCCGACCCATACCGACGTGTTCTGTGCCCGATTCGGGCCCTTCACGCGCGTTTGAGAGGGGTATTCCAGCCGCCGATCGGGTAGAATCGTGAAGGTTGAGAATCGGGACGCGCCCTGTGCGGCCCTCCAGGGCCCCGTCGGGAAAACGCGGGCCCGCCAGGAAAAGGGGCCCCACCGGGAAACCGGCCTCGCGCCCGCCCGCGCAGAGCGCCCGATCCTTGCACGCGACCAGAAGGAGCTGCTGCGCCAGTGAGCGAGAACACCGCACCCACCCCCGCCGATGCACCCCACTACGAAGCATCGGACATCACGGTCCTCGAGGGCCTCGAAGCGGTGCGCAAGCGCCCCGGCATGTACATCGGCTCCACCGGTGAGCGCGGCCTCCACCACCTCGTCTACGAGATCGTGGACAACTCCGTGGACGAGCACCTCGCCGGCCACGGCTCCTCCATCGAGGTGACGATCCAGGCCGACGGCTCCGTGCGCGTGGTCGACCACGCCCGCGGCATCCCCGTGGACATGCACCCCACCGAGAACAAGCCCGCCGTGGAGCTGGTGCTGACCGTGCTGCACGCCGGCGGCAAGTTCGGCGGCGGCGGCTACGCCGTCTCCGGTGGCCTGCACGGCGTGGGCTCCTCCGTGGTGAACGCCCTGTCCACCCGCCTCGAAGTGGAGATCCGCCGCCAGGGGCACGTGTGGCGCCAGGCGTACGAGCGCGGGGTGCCGACGGGCCCCCTCGACAAGGGGGAGGAGACCGACGAGACCGGCTCCACCCTCACCTTCTGGCCGGACCCGGAGATCTTCGAAACGGTCGAGTTCGACTTCGAAACCCTCCGCAAGCGCTTCCAGCAGATGGCGTTCCTCAACAAGGGCCTGCAGATCTCCCTGACCGATGAGCGCGTCCAGGAGGAGGACGAGGACGAGGAGCACCTCGGCGACCTCGACAACCTCAAGTCCGATGACCCCAAGGACGTGGACGGCATCGAATCCGATGCCGAGCAGCCCGCGGAGCAGAAGGACGCCTCCGCGCCGCGCGTGGTGGTGTACCGCTACGACAACGGCATCATGGACTTCGTCGCCTTCATCAACAAGCAGAAGCGCGCGGAGACCATCCACCCCGAGATCATGTCCTTCGAAGCGGAGGACACCGCGGAGACGATCTCCGTGGAGATCGCGATGCAGTGGACCACCGCGTACAGCGAATCCATCCACACCTACGCGAACACCATCAACACGCACGAGGGCGGCACCCACGAGGAGGGCTTCCGCTCCGCCCTCACCGGCGCCGTGAACCGCTACGCCCGCTCTGCCGGCCTGATGAAGGAGAAGGAGCCGAACCTCACCGGTGAGGACATCCGCGAAGGCCTCACCGCCGTCATCTCCGTGAAGCTCGGCGAGCCGCAGTTCGAAGGCCAGACCAAGACGAAGCTCGGCAACACCATCGCCCGCACGTACGTGTCGAAGGTGATGACCGAGCACCTCGGCGACTGGCTGAACATGCACCCGAACGAGGCGAAGGACGTGGTGAAGAAGGCCCAGTCCGCCGCCGCCGCGCGCGAAGCCGCCCGCAAGGCCCGCGACGCCACCCGCCGCAAGTCCCCGCTGGAGACCGGCGGCATGCCCGGCAAGCTGCGCGACTGCTCCGGCCGCAACCCCGCCGAGTCCGAGATCTTCATCGTGGAGGGCGACTCCGCCGGCGGCTCCGCCGTGCAGGGACGCGACCCGCGCACGCAGGCGATCCTGCCGATCCGCGGCAAGATCCTCAACGTGGAGAAGGCCCGCCTGGACCGCGCCCTCGACAACGCCGAGGTCCGCTCCCTCATCACCGCGTTCGGCACCGGCATCGGCGAGGACTTCGACCCGCACAAGCTGCGGTACCACAAGATCATCCTCATGGCCGACGCCGACGTGGACGGCCAGCACATCTGCACCCTGCTGCTGACCCTCCTGTTCCGCTACATGCGGCCCCTCATCGAACTGGGCCACGTGTTCATCGCGATGCCGCCGCTGTACCGCCTGAAGTGGTCCAACGCCCCCCACGAATACGTGTTCAGCGACGAGGAGCGCGACCAGCGCCTCACCGAGGGCCGCGCCGCCGGCAAGCGCATGCCGAAGGACAACGGCATCCAGCGCTACAAGGGCCTCGGCGAGATGGACTGGCGCGAGCTGCAGACCACCACCATGGACCGCGATGAGCGCTCCCTCAAGCAGGTGACCGTGGACGAAGCCGCCGACGCCGACGCCATCTTCTCGGTGCTCATGGGCGATGACGTCGAAGCGCGCCGTCGCTTCATCCAGGAGAACGCAAAGGACGTGCGCTTCCTCGACATCTGATGGCAGGCCGACGGGATCCGCAGCGCCCCGGCGCACGACGGGATCCGTCGGCCCCCGAACGGCAGACGACGAGACTGAGCGCAGATGGAGAGGCACAGAACAATGAGCGATGACGAACTGAACGGCGCAGCCGGCACCGGCCCCAGCAGCGACAGCGGCGAGGGCGGCGCGGACCGCGGCCCGCTGACCGCCCCCGACTCCCTCGAGGTGACCACCACCGAGAGCACCGACATCGACCCCGTCGACGCGGGCGACCAGCTCGTCCAGGTGGACCTCAACAAGGAGATGCAGCGCTCCTACCTCGACTACGCCATGAGCGTGATCGTGGGGCGCGCCCTCCCGGACGTCCGCGACGGCATGAAGCCCGTGCACCGCCGCATCACCTACGCGATGTACGACGGCGGCTACCGCCCCGAACGCTCCTTCTCCAAGTGCGCGAAGGTCGTGGGCGATGTGATGGGCAACTACCACCCGCACGGCGACTCCGCGATCTACGACGCCATGGTCCGCCTCGTGCAGCCGTGGTCGATGCGCTACCCGCTGATCCTCGGCCAGGGCAACTTCGGCTCCGCCGGCGACGACGGCGCCGCCGCACCCCGATACACGGAGTGCAAGATGGCGCCGCTGGCGATGGAGATGGTCCGCGACATCAACGAAGACACCGTTGATATGCAGGGCAACTACGACAACACCATCGACGAGCCCACCATCCTGCCCGCCCGCTTCCCGAACCTGCTCGCCAACGGCTCCTCCGGCATCGCCGTCGGCATGGCGACGAACATTCCGCCGCACAACCTGCGCGAAGTCGCCGACGCCGTCCACTGGCTGCTCACCAACCCCGAAGCCACCAAGGAAGAGCTCCTCGAGGCGTGCCTCGAGCGCATCAAGGGCCCCGACTTCCCCGGCGGCGCCACCATCGTGGGCACCAAGGGCATCGAGGAGGCGTACCGCACCGGCCGCGGCTCCATCACGCAGCGCGCCGTGGTCAGCACCGAGGAGATCAACGGCCGCCTCGCCCTCGTGGTCACCGAACTGCCGTACCTGGTGAACCCCGACAACCTCGCCCGCAAGATCGCTGACCTGGTGAAGCTGGGCCGCCTGCAGGGCATCTCCGACATCACCGACGAGACCTCCGGCAAGACCGGTCAGCGCCTCGTGCTGACCCTGAAGCGGGACGCCGTCGCGA